GTGATACACCTCACTTCCTTCAAAAAAAATTGCCGAAACAGGCATTTTTTTCTACTCGGAGCGATTTTTTTCCGCTTAACACCTACTATTCTCATGAAGAGTAAAGCTGTAAAAGTCGTTTTCGACAGAAGAAAGGAAGCAGCCAAAAAGGGTTATGGCTACGTTGATGTTGTAGTAAATCTGGGCAAAAAGGTCCGTAAATACGTTCTTATAGGGACATCAACTCCCGAGGAATGGGAAAAAGACTCCAATTCTTCAGAAGTAAAAGCTGTGGTAGAGAAATGTGAAAACATTCTCGTCACCATGAACGTGCTTGGTGAGGAATCGAATGTTGAAAATTTCAACAAGCATTTCTACGAAGAACAAGCAAAAAACAATGAGCCAGAACTTTCACCCGAAGAGATTTTAGCTCAAAAAGATTTCATCGCCTACTGCGAGGAAGCTTTGGCAGCCGAGGACATTAAAATCGGCACGCGCAAGCACAAGCAAGTAGTGATTGATGCCGTCAAAACCTACGGCAAACTAAAGACGTATGGTGACTTGACACCCAAGAACATTCTTGCCTTCGACCGATGGCTGCACAATGGCGAGCGGAGTGACGTTACCATTTATGGCTACCACAAACGGCTGAAGAAATGGGTGGGCGAACTGGCACGATTGGACGAGATACCACGCAATCCTTACAAAATTGTGAGTGTCACCCGTGGCAAGAGCAAAGAGCGCCAACCTCTGCTCGAAAGCGAATTGAAGAAAATGCGCGACTATCCCTTTGATGGAAAGTTGGAACGGGTGCGCGACCTCTTCATCTTCTCCGCTTACACAGGTCTTGCTTTCTGCGATGTGCAGAACTTTGACTATCAGTCCATGACGGTGAAGGAGGGTGATTTGGTTTTCATTGACGGGAACCGCATCAAGACCGATACGAAATTCTTCACCCCTATCCTTGCGCCTGCCATGGAAGTGTTGAAAAAGTACGACTTCAAATTGCCCAAGATTTCCAACCAAAAGGCAAATGATTACCTTCACTTGATACAAGCACAGCTTGGCATCAAGAAGAATCTGACCTTCCACGTTGCCCGCCACAGCTTTGCCACACTCGCCTTGGCGCATGATGTCCCCATCGAAAATGTAGCCCGAATGCTCGGACACGAGGACATTCGGACCACACAGATTTACGCAAAGGTTTTGCGTACCACCATCGAGCGCCATGCCACCGCACTCCAAGGCGCCATCATCTGAACTTTATTCATCTTCATCTAAAACACGATAAAACGTGCCTTTCAATAGCTGCGACATTCCACTCTCCTTGAATGTCGCAGTTATTTTTTCGCAAACATACTTGCCTCCCCTTATATAATATAGGGCACGTGGATTGGGCAAAGTATCAGACAAGAACGAGAACTGATACTTTTTCTTGCCATCTATTTTGTATAACACTTCGCGTTTCTCCTCCCACATTCCCTCATTCAAGCGAAGTGAAAAAGGCGTGACGAATGCCTGGAACTCATCTGAAACTTCCACAAAATCCACCACAGGGTGCGGCATATACGGCTTGAAGTACTGCACCCCGTTCCAAAAGCCCATATATATTTGGTCAAAGTAAGCGTCCGTGTTCTTGTTCTCCCCCTTGGCAATGGTACGGCTTGCCGCACCTTGCGCCAAATCTCCTGCATCGTAGTCAATGGTGTTGGCTGACGTTGAACTGCCAAACACACGGTCAGAACGACTACCGCTTGAAGAACCGCTCCCATCTTCTGTCAGTGTCCAATTCTCACTGCTTCCCATCTCGCCACAATTCATGAAAAGCATATTGCCGTGACTGTCTCCCGTCCCCTCAATCCAAGCAGGCACAATCTTCAGTTCCAAGTCCTCTGCATTCTTGTCCGCAAAGCGTTCCCCATAGGCATTGACAGGGAGCAAACGATTATAATAGCGATACCACTTCGTTTTCGTCTTGTCTGAAAAGCCCGAAGTACCCTCCATCACAAACTCCGATTTGTAGCAGTACATGACAAAGAATGTGCGGTTTTCCTTGACATAAAACAATTTGTGTCCATCAGAGCCATATTTGTAGCCACGCACATACTGCGTGCTGCTGGCGTTCGGTCTTGTTTGCCTTGTGTACACCCCACTTATTTTAAGCGACTTTGCCGCCTCCAACAAATCTGCCATTTTATCATAAACCTTGGCATCCTTGCCATATTTGCGAATGTACCAATCACACGAATAGTATGCCCAAAGCAAACTGCCATTGTCCTCATACTTCACATTCACGCTACCCAAGTATTCCGACTTATCCTCCTGTGTAACTTGGGTGGTATAACTATCCACCACCTTGTCCAACAGAACCTCATCTGCTTCCGTGGCAATGGCATCAGAGAATTTGAAAGAAATCGTTTTCTGCTTGTGGTTGATGGTGAAATCCCCAAACAGGAACTTCTCCAGCTCTTCAAAGAACTCCGTCAGCGTCCAATGTGGCAAAGCAAGTGCAAAGTTATAAGCGCCCCATGCCGCAGGCAAGGTGTTGCATATAAGGAGATTAACAAAGGCAGAGTTTTCCAATGCCATGAAATCCCACTTATAACCCACCTGCTTGCATATCCTGTAAAGGATATACAGCAAGTAAGGCTGAAACGACAAAGCCTGTGCTCCCGTTTGCGCATTGGTTTCATGCGGCCAAATAAATTCATTCTTGTCTGCGTTCCACACCATTTCATTCTGAATGTTCCCCGAAGTGTTATTCACCCAGGGCAACGGGACCCAGAAATTATCAGGGTATGGACGCATATCGTCCATGCAATGCCCTGCAACCGCCACGCGGCTTGTAGGATAACCCAAATCCAGCTCATTCAAATAAATATCGTCGAATGTCTCATCAAAGTTTTGCTCACTGCGTCCCTCCAAAAATTGCGTTTTGACTTCCACATCAGAAATTTCCGTGATGGTGATGGTGCCACTCCGATAAAAGTCACGATCGCGAATTTCGCAATCGAACACCACCTTGTTCTTTGCCACATCTGCGCGGTGGATATGCCCAAATATCGCTATGTTTTGGGCACACCCTCGCAAAGGGAAAGTGATTGTCAGCGTATAGCTGTCACTTCCCGTAAATAATCTATTCTCGGCAATGAAGTCAAACGATGTGCCTTCCTTCAATACGGCTTGTTGGTTGTTGATGATGATTTCCATAAATGTAATGTGCTACCTTTGTTATTAGCAAAAGTAGCACATTACATTTCATGTAAAAAAGACATCAAAGCTTGATATCTAATTCATCTTCAAATTCAATATTACCTCTATCAAGTGTCCAATGAACATAACTATTCAATTCAGACTTCAATATATCTACAAGATCTTCTATAGAAGAATGAAACTTTTCTGTATAAGAAAGCAATATATTATACGCTTTGTCAACAAGTTCATCATTATCCCAATTGCCATGTACTCTCAAGAAAATAATATATCTAATGAGGGTTTCTTTAAGGCGAATTTTGAACGCGTTTACATCATCGTAATCTTCAAACATAAGTTTTATATGTTCAAGCATATTCCAACCATTTGCACAACAAAAGGCTAAGTGTTGAACTTTTTCAAGGTCTGTAAGATCATGAAATTCTTTCAGCGATGAATCAAAATAAAAGCGAGTTGGCTCGGGTAAATAAAGCTCTAACTCAAAGTCTTCTACATTCATTTTCATAATACAATGATTTTTCTGCAAATATAGTGAAATTAAGTCATTTTCTCCTTGATTTAGGAGACTTGTTGCGCATAAGTGTATCATACTCGTCTTGTGCTTGCTTGATACCTGTGTCCCCTGTCACTGTATTCACGGTGACAAAAGGTTCATTCAATCTTTGGCTTAGTCGATTCATTGTTTCTTCGTACTTACTGAGTACAGCTGCACTCTGTGCCAAAGCTGCCGAAGCGACATTGTCCGTGGGCGCTTGAATAATTACAGGTTGCGGTGAAGGCGAAGCCACCGCACCTGTTCCCACAATTGTTCGTGAAACATCATCGGCTCGCAAGGATCCGATGGTGTTAGTCCTTTGTGCATAGTCCAAAGCGTTAATCAAAGGTCTTGCCACAGGTGATGCGAGCAACTTTTGTGATGCCACCCATTCCCCGGCATGAACTACGCCCACTTCTTCGTTTACTCTGCCTTGCGGAGTAAAACCACCTTGCGCATATCCTTGTGCCTCACTTGCCTGTTGTTGTTTTTTGATCGCGGCAATCTGTATCATGCCCGCAGCAATAGCCATAGCCGCTGCAATAGGTGCCATGATATAACCGACCACAGGAATAGCCGCTGCCGAACCATAAGCAGAGATAGCGTTTTGGGCCGTCTGCGCCACCGCTTGAATAACCTGCATGGCAAATAGTTTCTTGTTTGCCTCGTTCTTCGCTTTGGCAAGGGCGGCTTGTTTCTCCTTTTCAAGCTTCGCCACCTTGTAGTTATTACCCTTTGCCGCAGAGATTTCCGCAGAATAGCGGGCATTGATGGCAGCAGTTTCCTTCTCGAGTTCCGCCTGGACGAGAGAAGAAACGCCACTAAATATCTCACCCATGCCACTCATGACAGTGGAGAACGATTGCGTAACGGCTTGTCCGGCATCGCTCTCCAACCAATTAGCCAATTTCTCATTGGCTTTCTCCATGCCGTTCTTAGTCACACCAATACTATCAATGGCATACTTCTTACGCAAAGCCAGCTTTGCCTTCTCGAACGCTTCCTCTATGCGCAGTTTCTCTGCCGCATTGTCGCCAGCTGCTTTTACTTCAGCGTTGTAAACTTGTTGAAGAGCTGCCATCGCACTATCGTATTGCGTAAGTCGTTCATCAGCATTTGCCCCAAAATACTCCTCTTTAAGTTGCTGTTTCACTTGTTGCTGGCGTTGGATAATCTTCTGCTGATTGGCAAATACCTTGTTCTGATATTCCTTTTCAGCTGCAAGTCTTTCCTTGGAGCCTTCCTTATAAAGCTGCACCACTTTGCGAAGATGTTCCAACTCAGCCAACCCCACTGCATCTTCGTAGGTTTTTGTGTCAGAAAGTCCATCAATATAGCGTTGCTTCAACTCCGCGAGTTGGGCATTATACGCTTTATCTTCTCGTTCGCGAGAAGCAGAAGTTGCGTTCTCCTCCTGTTTCTTCATAGCCTCCTGGTATTGCGCTTGCGCCTCCAAGAGGTCTTTAGCAGAAACGTCAGAACGCTCCATCTTCTTTTTCCAATACTGCACGTTGATCTCGTCCATGCGTGCGGTGTATTGCTCATAATCCTTCTCACCCTTTGCATACGCAATGCGGTTAAGCGCTTCCTCTTTCGCTTTCCAATCATCGGGAGAGTTTTTGCGGTCAGTCTGCTTTTTCTTTGCTTCCGCCAAGTTCGCTTCCGCTTCGGCTTTCTCTTCCGCGGTGATCTTCTTGTTAGCAAGCACTTTTTGATAAAATTCTTGCTCAATCTCCTCCATGCGCTCCACATAGGCTTCATAGTCCTTTTCCCCCTCCATGTATGCTTTCTTGTTGAGCGCATTCTGTTCTTTCTGCCAATCTTGTTCCGCCTTGAACTTGTCCGACTTTTTATTCTTCTTATCATCGTCCACTACAGGCGCACCGCCACCACCTCCACCATTGTTTGTGACGACAGGTTTATGATTGGTTTCCTCGGCAGCTTGTTTGCCGAGATCATCGCCATAAGTGTCTGTAATAGCTTTCTGACGCGCATTCAGTTTTTGCAGTTCCTTGCGTTTGCTGTTCGCTTTACTTCGTTTGCGTGCAGCTTGTGAACCATTAGCAATACCGCTGTAACTCGCCATTGTTCCGCCAGCTGTACCATAGCTATACATCGTGTTCGAGCTTGCCGATTCGATACTTTTTTGTTTGGCATCATACGCATCAGCTTCCTCGTCCAGCTGTTTAATTTCCATGGTAAGTTGCGCCTTTTGTTTGCCAATCTCTTTGAGCATATCTTTTGCTCCCTCAATCTCATACTTTTTCGTAAGAGAAAGCAAATAAGCGTCCAAAGCATCCTTGTTCTCCTTGTACTTACCCGTGGTCGCGTCCAGCTGCGCATTATAATTGGGTATTATTTTATTGAGTGCTTGCACCGCCTTTTGGCGATCGTCCAAAGAAAGTTTCTCATTACGTGCCACCTTAACCAGTGCATCAATCTTGTTCTTCTCCTCCACAATACCTTCTTGACCTTTCAGGCGAACAGCAGCTAAAGCCTTTTCGCCCTCGGCAGCTTCATTCACTTTTTTAGTCATCTTGTAAATGCCATAGCCAAGCGCCACAGCAGCAGCGAGCAAAACACCCCAACCACTTGCCAACGAAAGTCCCTTTCGCTTCAAGTCCACCATGAGTGAGGATTGACGCGCCCAATTTCCTTGCAGCTTCGCCAATACCAAATTGAAAGCAATGTGTCCAGCTTGCAGTGTGTTCACCACTGCATGGTACGCGATAGCCGTACCCTTGCACACGGCATGCCATGCCGCTTGTGCTTTAAGAGCTATTGCATTTGCCTTGACTGCAATGGTGTAAGCTACCACCATTGAAGTCAATACGATAATGGCTTCCTTGTTTCTTGCAAGGAAGTCTATTGTCGTACTCATAGCCTTCAGTGTGAGGGTCGTAGTACTGATTACATGCTTCATGACGGGCATCAGTTTTTCGCCCAATTCGATAGCCAACTCCGTGACGCGCTTTCTTGCCTTATCCAGCTCCGCCTCTACAGTCGAGTTCTGCACATTAAACTCATTCGTCACCGAGGTGGCATCTTCAAACGACTGTGTCGCTTGTTCCTGTTGCCACTTCACCATTTCCACATTGCCGGCTAAGGTTGCCAAAACTTGTGAAGCACGGGCGCCATTCTCACCCATGTTCTTGAAAACAGGAGCGAGTACGTCCATGTTGCCCAACTCCTTCAACTTTTGAAGGAGCATAAGCAGTCCCTCGTTGGTGCTGCGTTTCAATGCCTTGTTCAGTTCGTCCAAATCCATGCCCGTTGCCTTGGCTATCTTGCTTGGCTCCTTAAAAAGGTTCATTATCAACTGAGATAAAGCCGTTGCCGACATCTCGCAAGCTTGTCCCTGGCTATCCAATACTGCTGCAAAAGCCATGATTTGCGGAATAGTCATACCAGCTTGCGCCCCCACGCCAGCCATGCGCTTGCCAAACTCCGCGAGGTAGCCAGCAGAAGCTGTACAATTTTGCGAGAGGTCGTTAATCACTGAACCCACAGCGAGCAAGGATTTTTCTGTGCCAAGTCTCGCTTCATCACCAAATATGTTGGTGAGTTTGGAAAGCGTCAAGGTCGCCCCATCTCCCAACTCGTCCAAAGCCACATTGATTTGGTCAGCTGCCTTGACAAAGCCCAAGACATCTTCTTTTGAAGATTTTCCGAGTCGCCCCGCTTCCTCTGCGAGTTTGTTCAAGTCCTCACGCGAAGTACGGGTGTTCATCTTCTTAAAATCCTCATTCAGTTCCTTCACTTCGTCATCAGCCAACCCCGTGAACTTGCGCACATTCGCCATTTCCGCGTCCATCTCCGCAAAAGCGTTCACTGCCTTGCGTCCTGCCAAGACAAGTCCCGTGCCGACAGCAGCCACCCCTGCAATGATGTTGCCCCACTTGTCCACAAAACCATTGATGCGGTCCACAAGTCCCACATTCTCCTTTTCGGTTTCCCTTAGCTCCTCATTGACATTCGCGATTTCAGCCTTTACGCGCTTGATGCTCTCACACTGCTTGTTCCACTCGTCCGTACCGCGTTCGATGCCGTTCAAGGACTTTTTGAGTTCCTTGAGCGTTCTATTCAGTTCCTTAGGCGAAGCTTTATCCAGTCTCTTCATGACATTCTCCACTCCTTGGGTTGCACTCTCAATCTGCCCAATCTGGCGATGTGTCTGGCGTAGCTCCCTTTGCAATTTCTTCAGTTGCACCTTATCCCCAGCAGCTGCCGCCTTTGTGATGCGTTCCTCCAAATCGGAAGCTTGTTTTTTCAGTTGTTCGAGCATATTTTGTGCCTGTTTGCCGTTCACAGTAAGCGTGACCGTAGCATTTGCGTTAATATCCGACATAATTTTAACAATTAGAAAGTGAATAATATCACGAAAATACTGCTATGGGAGCCACCCACAAAAGACGATAAATCAGGCGTTTCAAGCTCAAAAATCAAGCCTATTTTTGATGAAAACCGAAAAAATTTAAGTGGTAGAAAAATAAAAGCATTGAATATCAATGCTTTAGGGGGTTGTTAAGGGGTTTCCCCTTAACCCCTCCGTCGGAAGACCCCCCGACCGCCCTACATCGTCAAACCACGACCACCCCCACACCAAAGCGGAATATGTAAACATATCTTAAATAATACCCTTCTTTGAGTTCCTTCACCCCGACAAAAGTCCCCAAAATGCACGAATGCCGAAAAGGTTGAACACATTGAAAAAGAAGAAAAGGCAAACAACGCACACACCATACCCACACTACAAAATACCCCCGAAGTTTCCACGAATACACCCCGAAGTTTCGCAAATACCACGATTGCACACTCCAAGTTTCTCATGTGCATAGATGCCAAGTTTCCGCACACCCCAATTTGCACCCCGAAGTTTCGCAATGCGCCAAAATCCAAGGTTTCGGACTATCTAAAACAACCCTCCGAGTTTCCACCTACGCAACAAAGCACCCCGAAGTTTCACAATGCGCCAAAATCCAAGGTTTCTGACTATCTAAAACAACCCTCCAAGTTTCCTTATACTCATGAGGTTCGGGAGTTTCTGACTATCCAACGACCTAACGCACCCGACCAAACACCCACACCCCCGAAGCATTTTGGGGTCTCTGATAGCCTCCAAAAGCCCCACCTTTCAAGGGGAAATTTCACACCTTGGGGGTCTCGACCGACCACCACCCGCGCCACCGCGAACGGGCGGTAATCCGTCTGTGTACGTGCCGAAAAATGCCTAACACTTTAGCAGATGATAATCTGCCATAGTGTTAGGCACTTGAAGGCACGTACTCAGACGACCGCTGAAGGGCATAAAAAGTGTGTTGTCGTGTTTTAGCGGACTTGTCCGCCATAGCACGACAACACGCTTTGTTGCCTAAAAAAGGCACGCTATGCGGTAAAACGGACTGGCGAGACACGTAGCCTGTCCGCCACCAATAGAGCCTGCATCTTCTTTCGAGGTACGAGAAAGGTGATGTGGGCTTGACGGACTGACTTTGAAGCATGAAAAGTAGGTCCGCGCATGAAAGAAGCCCAACCTCCCTTGAAGCATGAAAGGGTGGATTGGGCTTGAACGGAATGGCTTTGAACCCTGAGAAGCCTTTCCGCTGAAACGTGGGCTAATCTCCTTTGAAGCATGAAAAGGTGTTTAGCCCATTAAAAGAAACAGAGCAAAGCTACAAGACAATAGAGCGAAGTCTCGCTTCGCTGCAAAATCAAGCATCGGAGTCCCGACGATGGCACCACCAAAAGGCAACCAAGGCTGCAAGAAATACCAAGGTCAAGATTAACTTGACAGGAAAAGTCCATGGTCTTGCCATGGACTCCCTCTGCTGAACTTGTTGTAAGGAAGATTGCCGAGTCGCAGCGAGGCTGTCTTCCTCCCCTGCCTCTGTCTTGGTGCTCTCCTTTCGGCTTGACGAAAGGTGTGCGCCATAGATACGAATGGATTGCGGCTTTTGCCGGGAATACTTTTGCGCCTTGGCGTTAGAAACACCTTGCAGCGCATGGGGAGCTTCGATAGTTGGAGTCTCTGCTCCAACCCCGAAGCTCACGATGCAGCTGTCGAACAAAAGTTCGGTGTGCCGCCACACCGAATCAATGCGTGACGTTTGCCACTGATGCCGCTGCACCTGTACAGCGGAGTCCGTGGCAAACGTGTTCGTACTTGTGACTTTGTGCATACTGCGGCACGAAGTGAGTAGGCACAGCCACATGATTATGGGAAAGACAAAGGGCTTCATAACTCTGTTTGAACGTTAAACGATGGGCAAGCCTTGTTAGAATACTCATTATGCCCATGCACAGTTGCATGGGGGTAAACGAACTGAAGCTGCTGCACGAGTTGGCGAAGTGCCTGCTTCTGTTGTGGCGTGCGTGTGTCCTTGGGCGTTTTTCCGTCCTTGGCCACACCACCGATGTAGCAGATGCCAATGCTGTGGACATTATGCCCCAGGCAATGGGCACCAGCTATGTTCTCAGCACGTCCCTTGTGGACGCTGCCGTCCCGATAGATGACATAGTGATAACCTATGTCAGCAAACTTGCGTGCCAAGTGCCAACGACGAATGTCGTCCACCGTGAAGTCCTTGCCTTCGGGGGTGGCACTGCAGTGTATGATGATTTCGGTGATTTTACGCATGAGATTTAGTGTTAGGATTGTTCAACTTCTGTTCCTCCTCCTTGATGGCCTTGTCTATTGTTTCACCAATCTTGTCTTGCAATTGTGTGACCTTACGACCATAGTAAATGCTTACTCCGAAGATTGAGCCAGCATAGATGAGACATTGTGAGAAAATCCACAGGACAGAGTCCGAGATTTCGCCTTTGGGCGGTGTGATGAACCCTGCGACTGCAAGGGCATAGCCGCCTACAAGCATGGCGAGGGCGGACCAAAATTGAATGCTTACTTTGGGTTTAGTCATTGTTCGTTACATTTAGATATGTATTATCAAGCGTTCAGCTTTGTCTGAACAGTTTTCATCTTGTTTTCCAAGTCGTCCACGCGCTCGCCAAGCGTCATGATCATGTTGTAGAGGTTTACCAAGTCTGTTGAAGTGGCGTCCAACGTCTTTTTATCCCCCTTGCTCATGAGACCGTCCGTTGTGGCACTGGCCAACGGAATGGCGTCCGTGTAAAGCGCATTGAACTTCATGCCAAACTGCGAGAGCACGTACTTGTTCGTGTTCACGTCCCATGCCATGCGGTCAGGGAACAGACAGCCCCAGTCCTCGGCATAGCTTATCGTTTTGCGGTCGCTGCCCGTAAAGTAGATGGCACGCTGGAACACCTTGGCATGGTTGAATATGATTTGTCGGCAGTAGTCGTTCTCGATATTCTGAATGAGCGTGATGCTCATGTGCTTCTGATACGTGAGGTGCGCCACCACGATTTCGGCATTGCCCGAAATTGAAGGGTCGCGCAAGGCATTGAGCGCAGCTGTCTCTTCCAAGAAATTGCCCAACTCCTTGACGCGCGTGTTCAAAGCCTTCTGCACATCGGTCACGGCACGTGTGGTGGTCAATCCCGGCACGCTTGCCGTAGCCATAGGCAATGTGACGCTGAACAGCTGTGTGCCTGCGGCATTGCTTGCCGCCAACACGCGCGAACTGCCTGTATAAGCGAGGGACGTGGCTATGGTGTCTGTGACAGCGGACACCGCCTTGTCGATGGTGCAGACATGGTCATAATACTTGTTGAGCTGCTGCACCTGTGCAGCGGTCATCACGCCCGCACTCGAAGAGGTGGCGGCAGGGAGGGCAAAAGCATTGTTGATGCTTTTCATTTCCCCCGTGACCATGTTCAGGAGCGTGGCAGAAAATGCCACACTCACCTTGTTCACGTCCCCCAACTTGAAGTGCTGAATGACCTGCTTGGCTTCGCCCAACTTGGCTTTCCAGGATTTTAGGGAAGCGATGTTTGTGTTGCAGTTGGATATGGCAAGCTTTGCCCTTGCCATGTCCTCGGTGCAACTTGTTAGGCTCTGCACCTGTGCCGCGGACATCACCCCGGCTTGTGCGGTGGTGGCGGCTTTGAGGATTATATTGTCTGCTTGTCGTTGCAGCACGCCACTTGCAGTATTGCCCTGAATGACGGACAGACAGACCTTGTCTGTGCCGACAGTTCCGAGGCTGATGCTCTGCAACAACGTGGAGAGTTTCAGAAGATTGGCTTTCCAAGCCGTGAGGGACTGCAAGTCCGTGTTTGTTGCAGCAGCAGAAAGCAAGTCTGCCAGGGCTTGCAATATCACGCCCAAATTTTCGGGGATGATGGCTGCTTCGGTGCTTAATGCCCGAAAAGCCGTGATTTGCTTGGTTATGTTTGTCGTGTTCATAAGTTGAGTTTTAAGTTTGGAGGTTATAAGGTTATAAAGTCCGTAATGCTTGCAGAGTTGATCTTATGACCTCATAACCTTAAAACTCCAAACTATTTAGTGATTGTATCTGAGGTACTTATCGTCCAAAGATTGGGCTACCACGCCCACAAATTCTTTTGCCATGTTGTCGGCAAGAAAGTCCCTTAGGTTCATGACGGAAGCATAATACTTACGCGAGAACCAAGGTTTCTTCTTGCGCTTGCGCTCCCTGCCGATGTCGCCATTGTTACCGCGAGGAATCTCCTTACCCGTACCAAAGTTCTGCCAAAGTCCGTACTCTAAAAAAGACTGACTTAGTCCGAGTTCCATGAACCGTCCGTCAGCACGGAGCGGTAACGACTTGGGCGAAGCGAGCAAGGCGCCTGTGTCTATCACATCGAGCAAGGTCATTTGCTCTTTCCATATTTTGAGCATGGTTTCGTTGAAAGCCGTGACGAATTTTTCGCGTTCCCTTAATGCTGCTTGTTCTTGGTCATTCCCATTCATCGGCATTGTATCTTAAATCCGTAAACGTGTCCACAGCAATTTGGAAGTAGGCACAAGCGCAGCCCGAAAAGAAATACTCGTTCATCTCGTTGAACGTGATGCGTTCATCAAGGTAAATGCACGATTGTTCTAATCGTGTCCGTTCAAGAATGAGTTGGCTCATGAATTGGCGGAACACTTCTCTGAGTGTTTCCATGCAGGAAAGCCTTGCCTCCATGTCATCAATGGCATGGCGCATGGCAAGAAAGATGGTTTTCACGCGCCTTGTGCGTGGCGTGTTGGCGAGTGCGATATAGCCTTGGCTCATGTCGCTCACGCAGACAAAAGCCGTGGTGCTTTGCATGGTTTGAAGTGCCTCTTCAAAGCCTTCCAAGCCCGACACGCGGGCAAAGGCAAAGCCTTGTGCGGTGGCAAGCTTGTTGCGGGTAACCAAGTCTTGAAAGAATGCCGTGGCATTCCAATTGAGATTTGATTTCATAAGGTGACATGATTAGATATTTATTACTATCTTTGCGATGTGGGGGGAGCGTTTAATCCCTTTAGGGACACGTCCCCCATTCCAGCCAAGGCATTTGCTTTGGCTTTTTTATTTAAGTTGGTTGCGTAGTTCTTGTGCTTCCTGTGCCTTGGCATCAAGCTCCGTCAAGGCACGCCAGCAGTCCATTTGCAGAATGGCTGCTTCCTTGGTAATGTCCCCTCCTGTAAGCGCACGGATTTGTGCGTTCATCGCCTGTCGGAGTTCCTCTCCGACCCCCAAATCAGCACTCCCCAAGAGATTGCTTTTCTCTTGGGGTATGTTGGTGAAGAAATGTGGGAACATACGGGTGAAGTTCGCTTTGACAGAAGCGAACCAATAAAATACAGAAAGCAGTTCTGCGTTCTCCAAACAAGCTTTGTCCGAAAGTTTCGGATAAAGCAAATGCGCCATCTCCGCAAGGCATTCCATGCTTTGCGTGTGCAGAAAACCTTGGTAATAGTTCTCGCAAGCAAGATAGTCCTCAAAGGGGACGGCTTGCAAATCGGCAGCGACTGCCGATGCACCGCCAATGACAGCAATGCGCACAGGCATGGGAGCAAAACTCTCCAAGAATGCGAGTTGTCGCGCAGCAAAAGTGACTTGCCAATCGGCAAGCACCACTTGGCGTTTGCTTTTTCTATTCTTGACCAAACAGGAGTGTTTGTCTGCACGACAAAGCACAACAATTTCAGCCCATTTGCAAACGCAAAGGGCTAACACCTCATTCATCAGCAAATCACGTGCGACTTGTCGAAAGAAGAACAACAATTGCTGGTCGGAAAGTTCCGACCATGACTTGGGCAGGGATATAGAAAATGCTTTCATACCGCGAAAGTATGGAAGCATCTATTTGAGAGAAAAGACAAGTTAGAACCAATACCCACCTTTTCTTTTGTCATTTTTGTACCCATGATTTTCAAAGAGAGCAGCGGTCATCGACTGCTTCCACTCCTCAAAAATGCCATCGGTAGCATTGCGGAGGGAGTTCACGACCTCTATGCAAGATGGTATGGGGACTTCTCCTTCTTCCCGTAACATATACAGTTCTATTGCGAAGATGTGCCTCCAGGCACGCTTGTAGTGTGGTGCAGATGGGGTCTCGCCCCATTTGCCCAACAACTCTGCTTGGCGCAGAGTCTCCAAGAGTTCACAGGAGAAGAAGTCATGCGCCAATCGTTCCTCGATGGCGATGAGTTTAGAATGCAATTCTTGATAACGCAGCCAAGAGTGGTCGGTACTGCCGAGTTTCCGAGGCAGATCCAACCACGGGTAAAGCGTTTGCTCGAAGTATAGGCATGGGTCGCTTGTCGCCCATGCCACTTCCTGCGTCAGTAACGGAAACAATACCGCAAGCGTGTCATCACGCATTTTCTCCAATGAAAGGAGCAAGCGTTCCACGCGCTCCTTACTGGCAGGGGCTATATTGGTGTTTGAAACGACACCAAAGCCATTGGGTGTAAGCACCAAATCCAACTGCGGAACGGCATGGAGCATGGCTTCTGCCACCACAGCCATACGCGCATAATGCGGCGCACCCGACAAACCCTGTGGAGTAGGCCGTGCAGATGCTAACCCAAAACTGTTGCTAAACGATACATGAAGAATGGTATGTCTATGACTCCTTTTACTTGTGCACGAAAGCATTTGATCTTTGAGTTCAACGATTCAGCTGAAGCGTTAGTCTTACGTCCGTCAAAGTAGTTCAGGATTTCATCCTCATAGAATCTGATGGTATCGCGTACGGACTTGATTTCACGCAGAGTGCAGGAAGCCACTTTCTCATACCACCCCTTGAAATTCTGTTTGGCAGTCTCCTTTGTGAGTTTCTTGTTTCTGAATATGGCTCTAAGGGAGTTGATCAGATTGTATGCTTCTTCAAGTTTTGGGTAGAGTGCGAAAAGTATCTTCGCACGCTTTTTCTGCGTTGCGCTCCACTTCTCTCGGCTCATGGACAATTGCTTGCGACATCGTGTCTGTGCCTCTACAAGAGTCTCGCCATTTTCAAGCCTTTTGGGTTCAAAGCGAGTGTTCAGCCTCATAGGCTTTCTTCCGCGCTTGCTCTTCTTCCAGTTCTTCCCATGCCTTTTCCTCATTCGCTCGCGGTAAGCCTTTCTCTGCGCTGCCAGATTTTCGAGGTATTTGCGAAACTCTGCCTTCTGTCTGTTCGCCTCCTTTACGGCTTTTCGTTTCAGGCGCAGGCGTATCTCTTCGCAGCCCTCTCCACCGCGTTTTACGACATGGAAGCAGTCACGTATGACTGTGGCTTTAGGGAATGCCTCTCGGGCTATGACACGCATGCAATCTGAGAGATCCATCGTGATATTCTCAACCATTTCACGCTTATCTGCAGGTAGTTGCATGAGAACCTTCAGTACGTCAGCAGGATTCGTTCCCTTGACTACTGCTATGATTGCACCCTTGCGACCATGGGCATCCTTGTTGTGAACGATAGTGTACAGTTCGCCCTGGAGGGAGGTCTCGTCTATGCCTTGCTCCTTACCTACGTTTTGCGGAATAAGAATCCACTTGGATGCGTGATCCTTCTGCTCCCACGTCTCGAAGTTACTCAGGGCGTCCTTGTATCTTTTGGCAAACGTGGAGCTGTTAATCATGTACGTATAACCAATCTGACGAGCGGTTATCGTCTCAGAGTCCATTCGCCCTCTTTTAAAAAAGCGCGAAGTCCTTCGCGTATCGAGTGCCCTTATGCTTCAGTTCAAACTCCTTGTCAAGGTCAACACTTCTTGTTGTGCCATCCGGCATTGTCCAACGCCTTCTTCGTATGTGAAGTACCGCCTTCTTGTCTCGGGCTGGATAGTCAAGTAAACATGATTCTTCCCCAAAACCATTGCTCACGGAATCCTTCATGTCTGGTGTGCGATTGTCGCGCTCATCCAGATAGATGTGAAGCTCTGTTGTGTAAAGAACATCCTTGTCCAGAGTACGCTGTGTTGCAAAGTCTGTCACCTCGAAATATTTAAGAACTCCTTCGGGGAGGAAATATGAGGCGAGGCCCTCATACATATTTTTATTGCCATTCTGATTCAT